ACGGAGAATGATTTGATTGTTTTGAACGACTTAGAAATCCGTGGTGATCCCGTTTGGTTGTTGTCTCCTTACGGTAGCATTGCACTGAATACATTAGTGTCAGTCGATGCATCGCGTGGTAATCAACAGGAAGAGGCAAGAACCAATTTGTTCCAACCACATACAGCAAAGGTAATATTTCTCAAAATGTTTGAGCCTGTGCAGAATGACTTAATGAACCCTGACCGGCCGCCAGCTGGCTTTGGACGTAATGTCTTTGGGGGATTCTATGAGATATATAAAGTACAGAGTACGTTTGAGGGTGGAAAGTTCATACAGAAGCTGATCGGGGCAAAGATAGATCATCTTAACTATGTCGAGCAACAGTTCCGAAAGAATTCACGAACATTTCAAGACGAAGCTCCTGTTAATGCAGAAAGGAACCCGATACCACAACAAGCTTCTCAACCTAATACCGGATAAGTAAATGCCACGTAGTCCTAGATATGAAGATGGTTTGTCTCGTTCAGCCCGCGATGATTGGTCGGGCGAGCGACGCACGCCTTCTATCCAAGAGCAAGTCACTGGGTTCTATATTGGTATAGTTATGGATGACTTTGATGACCAGCGTTTAGGTCAATTATGGGTATACATTCCTGGACTATCTGCCAGGCGTTTTGAAAATGAAAGCGTACCAAGTTACGGTGGAACTGTTCCAGATAGAAACAGACCCGGTGATGACTCTGCAAACCTAGACTATGATCAGGAGCTGCGATTAGGATGGATACAATGCATGCCAATGTTTCCGTTCTTCGGATCTGATGATTACCGTGTTAAAGAAGGCATAGACACCGACCGTCGCAACTCAGAAGTAGGAGATGTTGTGTCTTATGGATGGTGGTCTCAGCCTAGAAATGGTGATCACGTGGGTATATTATTTGCACATGGTGATATCGCTAAGGGGTTTTGGATAGGATGTATTCCGAAATTCTCCAGGAACTTTATGGTACCTGGTTCCCCTGGTAGACCACCTGAGGATTTCAGTGATAAGTCCGAACACGCTACTACTGTCGCATTGAAAAATGCAGCCCCAGATGAAGCCGGCATTCCAGCACTTGATAAGGCACGCCATACTACTACTCAAAAGCGAAATGCTGATGGTACGTCAGATTCTACGAGAGTAGGTGGTATCGAAGTAGAAACTGAAAGTCCACTCGCGGCTACCAACTTTGCTTTTAATTTACGCGAATCGGGTCTCCTATGCGATCCTCTTAGAGGAGCTGGGAGTTCAAGCTCAAGAAGGGAGAGCCCATCGTATGTTACCGGTTTCAAATCACAAGGATGGTCTTTCGACAGTGAAAAGAATAACCTTAACAATTTAGATCCAGTTACTATGGGAGCTGTCCAGCGAGGTAAGAGATTTTCTGCGTCTAGTCCAGTGGCTGGAGGACTTAGTACTTTTGCGGATGTGAACACTACTGGACACCAGTTAGTATTTGATGATCACCCCGATTGCCAAGGTATTCGTATTCGAACATCTGCCGGCTCGCAGATCTATTTCAATGACTCGTGTAATGAACCGTACATTTACATTTCAACCGCGAAAGGTAATGTGTGGATTGAGTTATCCGATGAAGGCACTATGAATGTTTATGGAAAGGGCTCTGCATCTTTCCATTTTGAAGAGGATATAAACTTCACTGCAGGTAGAAACATCAATTTTGAAGCACGTGGTGATATGAATGTAAATGTTCGTGGTAATTATATTCAGAACATAGACGGTGATGCTACTAGCCAAGTAGGTGGTGAGTTTACACTTGGTCTCGATTCGTTTGAACTAAAGACTGTTAATGCAGCCACGATTGAGGCCGGCACTGATGTTAGTTTGAGAGCGGGGTCCGAGTTTAAAGAAGAATCAGGTGCAAATTTTTCTGTCACCGCGTCTGGTGTATACCGCGAACAAGCAACTCAGATCTTTATGAATAGCGGTGCAGGTAGCCCAGCCGATATGGTTACCGATCCAACCATTTTCGAACTTATTCAAGTTCCGCGCATTCCTACTCCCGATGAAATATTTGTATGCCGTGAGCCAGAGGCCGATCTGGATGCGTTAGCGCCAACAGTCCCCCAACACCAACCATGGCCTGGGCGTTGTGGTAATACCCGTGGTTTCCGTGCTTTCGCTGATGAGTCTGAAGGCTCTATCAATATGAGAGGTTCATCGCGTCCTGATTCAGACGCGCCATTGTTGATTATAGGACTAGTAAATGGAGTCCCTGCTCTTCATGTTCCTAACAATTACCAAACAAGCTCGCTAGCCGAGGAGCCGTCGTATACACCTCAGGCTGTTCCTGCAGGCGCTCTTAATCCAGTTGCAACCTATACTACTTCGGAAAGAATGAAGAACTTCATCAAGAGGTTTGAAGCCTTCTCTTCCAAAGCTTACCTAGATGCTGGTGTAAGATTCGCCATTGGGTTTGGACATACTATTATAGAAGGCGATACCATCAATGGAGATAACTTCCAGGGTGTAGTAGACCAATCCGAATTAAGAAGGCTAAGACGAACAAAAGGAGATCTTCGTATCGATAGAGATGAGGCCAACCGTTTGTTTGATCTAGATCTACAAAAATTCGAGCAAGGTGTCAAAGATAATGTCACTGTCGATATCACACAAGGGCAATTTGATGCAATGATATCATTCAGCTACAATGTTGGTGTTGCTGCATTTTCTAGAAGCCGCATGCTAACCCAGCTAAATGGTGGTAACGCCCAGAATGTACCTAATGAGTGGATGAAGTGGTCCAAGTCTAACAATCCCGCCCCACCACCAACAAAAACGGTGAACACGGGCTTGTTAGCTCGGCGTCGGGATGAACTAGAACAGTTCTTCGTATTGGCTTAAACGAACAAGTCCGTCGGATCGATACCCATATATCCAACCTGATTTCTTAACTCTGCTTCAATCTTTAGATGTGCTTCGTTTCTGATCTGCCGAACGCGTTCCTTGGATATACTGAATTTCTTACCAAGCTTATCCAATGTTATTACATCACCCTTTTCCTTTAGCTTCTGCGCAATAAAGATTCTTCTCTCCCGTGGGGTGAGTACTTTCTTCATTACGTCATGGACCAAACGCTTTTGAAACTCGATAGTCTCATTAATGATGGTTTCCTCTTCCACCATTGGAGTGTTGGATGCAAGGGTGTCGCCCTTAGTGATATCACTTTCCCCGCTCTTGCTAACCTTTTCAGATAACGAGTCGTGTGGTTTACGGAACATGTCATACATGCACTGTATTTCTGTAATGGTTGTTCTATAGTCATCAGCCAAGGTGGCGGCCACTTCAGTGGTTAGTGTGAAGCTACCGTTCTTTTTCATTTCTTTCGCAATGAGTTTTCTCAGGGCGAAGAAGAGCTTCTTCTTCGTGTGGCTCGTGCACACATGAACGAGGAAGTAATTCTTGGTTATGAAGCCGTACATGACCCCTTTTACCCAAGTCTTGGCATAGGTGGAGAAGCGTAGACCTCTGCTCAGGTCATACCGCTTGGCAGCCTCGATGAGCGCCACCAGGCCCTCAGACGTGAGTTCTTCGGGGTCCATCCGATACCCGGACAGCTCCTTTATCGCCTTGAGAATAAGAGGGGAGTAGCTCACTATGATCTTAGTTAGGTACTTGTCGTCCTTGGTCTCACGCCAGTTATTGAAAAGTTCTATTTCTTGCTCCTCTGTGAGCAGGACGCGATGGGATTTGACAAAATTCCTAGTAGTGAATCCCGCGCTTTCGCGATTCTTCATTTCTTCTCCTTAATGGTGTTTATAATTCCCTACGAAAAATAGATAGTAAATAATCAGAATCTCTTTATGAATTTAACGTAACAGGGATATATGTGTCTCGAATGAGAGGATTTCAAGGGCAATGGCAGCTCCTTTATACCGTGGATTTTCAACTAAGGCCAGAATAGGCATAGATACTAGAGTCTTTAACATAGAACTGGTGCAGGCCGATCTGCTTAATAAATTCGAAACTCGTCTAGGAGAGCGGGTGGGGCGCCCCGACGAGGGTTCCATCATCCATGATCTCCTATTTGAACCTATCGATTCTAGGACCGAAGCGTTAATAACGGCTGATGCAGAGCGCATCATCAACGAGGACCCAAGAGTCGATCTTATAGATATGGTAGTTAATTTTACCCCCGAGACCGGCACTATACAACTTGATATGACACTACAATTTGTTGAGTTCGATATGAATGATTCGTTTACCGTGACCTTTGAAGGGGGCATATAATGACTGCTCTCGCCAGACAGAATACACTATTTGTATCAGAAGATTGGATTAGAATCTACGAGGCTATCCAGAACGTAGACTTCCGCGCGTATGATTTTGACAATTTAGTTGCTGCCTTAGTAAACCATCTCCGTGATAATTTCCCTGAAGAGTTCAATGATTGGATCTCTTCGTCCGAATTTATTATGAAGATTGAGGTACTAGCCTGGCTTTCACAAAACATTGCATTCCGTGTAGATCTCAACACAAGAGAGAACTTCTTAGCTACGGCCGAGCGCCGCGATTCTCTCATAAGACTAGCACAGAACATTTCTTATAAGGTCAACAGAGTACGTAGTGCAACCGGACAAGTCAGAATTGAAAGGATTCGTACTAATCAGGCCCTGTTCGATTCTAATAACACTGCACTCCAGGATCGAGAGGTCATTTGGAGCGATCCGAAGAATGAAGACTTCTTCGAACAGTTTGTTTTGATTCTTAATGCGGCATTCACTACGCGTGCCCAGTTCGGCAGACCAACAGCCCGGTTCGTTGATGGGCAGAATAAAATCGAGCAATATGTTTTCAATACAGCAGCACCCACGTCAGGTACTTTTCCATTCCAGACTAGTGTGAATGGGGTGTCGTTACCCTTTGACATAACGAATTCTCGTCTTAATGATACTACTGGAGTATTGGAGGAATTGGCTCCAAATCCAGAAAATGCTTTCAATGCTTTCTTCAAACAAGATGGTCGAGGATTGAGTTCCATTGGATCAGGATTCTTCTTACCAGTAAAACAAGGATCTCTAGCCTTTCAAGATGAACAGTTTGATGAAGCTATCCCCGTACGAATTGTTGAGATCAATGCACAGAATATCAATCGTGATGATTTCTTTGTCCAAGAACTAGATGCACAAGGAAATGTTATCTTCGACTGGGAACAAGTCGATACTGTATTCGGTGAGAGCGTAACATTCAACGTACAAGAAGAGAACAATGATAGAGTATTTGAACTAGATACCCTTCTCAATGATCGAGTGCGGATTAGATTCGGTGATGGAAAATTTGGTGCGATCCCTGTAGGTAGATTCCGATTCTGGTATAGGACTGCGAACCCACAACCACAGCTTATCCAGCCGGCTGATATTAACAACCAAACATTCACGTTGCCTTATGTAGCAAATGGTCAGGTGTTCTTCCTTACCATCACATTCTCTTTGAAGGAGACAATAGCTAACGCTGCTTCATCCGAATCCAACTTTGATATCCGGACTAGAGCTAACCGCGTATTCTACACTCAAAACCGAATGATCACCGGAAGAGATTATAATAGCTTCTTTTTGAGGGACAACGCTATCCGTAAGGTGAAGACTGTCAACAGAACTTTCGCCGGTCACTCCCGATTTGCAAAACTAAACGACCCTACTGGACTATATCAGAACTTAAAGATTGTCGCTGAAGACGGTCGTTTGTTTGAAGAGGACACTATAGCTAATCAACTTGTTACCGCTGACATTCAACTTCTCACGGTAGAAGAGCTAGTTGATAAGATAGTTAAGCCTTTACTTAAGAAGGCTGACAAAACTCTACTTTATTTCAACAAGTACCCCGAGAAGTTTTTCCCTGCTATCCCAGAATTAAGGTGGACCGAGACGGCCATTATAGCTGGTCAGTCGCGCGGTAACATTACCGATAATGGAACACCGGTTGCTGTTGGTGACACTGCTAGCGGCAACTTAGTTTTTGTTGATACTGATGCTGTAATAAGAATAGACACACCGGCTGGTGATCTTGTTTTCGTAGATAGGATCATCGGTGATGGTACTGCTCCAGACGGAATCATTCTTGGTAAAACTATTCCAGATGGATCGAAGGTAGTCTCTGTTGTCCCAGCATTCCGGGATACTATTAATGGTACAGAACAGTTCGCATTAGAAGAGCAATTAGAGATGAAGCTGGACGTTGGTCTGTCTTTTGACCAAGACACTGAATCATATTTGATCGTCACTTTCGATAACCTAGATAAGACAAGTCCATTCAGTTTGTTAAACCAGGGCGATACCAGCGGCGCCGGTCTAGATGCTTCTTGGATGATAATGTTAGAGTTCGTGCCCGGTGGAACAGAAGAAGACAAATGGAGAGTCACCGACCGTGGTCTTGGTCTCTTCTTTGAATCGGCTAGAGAGAATGATTTCTTTTTTGTTAACAGCGAGCCGGTTGTCGATCCAGAAACTGGCGAGGTAGTTAATGATACAATCACATTACTCGAATGTAACGAATCCCGTGATAGCCTTCGTAGACGTAGACTTCCCGGAGTTCCGGGTCTTTCATGTCCACTGTTCTGTCTTGAATTTCTTGGTGATGGAGCAACCACAGACTTCAAGACTCAGGAAAGCCCGCTAAACCCGGCAACGGTTGTAACTATCGACACAGTTCTTCAAATTCTAAACTTTGATTATGTGATTGTCTCTTCAGTTTCTGGGGATATCATACGGTTTGTCAATCCACCGGCAGTCGGGGCACAAATTTTGGCCTGTATATCAACAGAGCTTGTTAATTCTTTCCCAACAGTTGGTGTATTTTTGGGAGATGATGTAACAGCAGAATTTGACTTAGGTGTGCAGATTGCCAATCCTAATAACATATTGAGCTTCATTGATGGTGTTATGCAGAACTCATCATTGGATTTCGGTGTGGGTGTGATTGGAACCAATGCTAGTATCGTCTATGGTGTTCCATTATCAACGGGCTCACAGGGTGTAGCCTACACTCTCGGTGGTGTGGATAGCCCAATATGGACCAAATTTAATTTCGTTGGAGATGGCGCGACAACCATATTCGCTTTTTCAACATTCGATCAGACTGAAGATACAATTCTCGTAGCATGGGATGGTATCGTTCAAGATCCCGACACGTACACAGTGGCAACGGTTCTTTCTGGCACAGAGATAACCTTTACTACTGCACCTCCTCTTGGAGTAAAAGTCCGGATTATATCTGCAGGAACACCGGCATTTGTACAAAGCCAAATGTTCCGATTTCCTACGGATGGCATTCAACAGACATTTACATTAACTGGATTGACGGCTATAAGCGCAGAGACGGCTATGGTGTTTATAGATGGTGTTCTTCAGGATGGCACGTGGTCCACTTCGTCCGTCTGGAGTCCAGCGGGGAATGCAGTATTCTTCACAGTTGCACCAGCCGCCTCTCAAGTTGTAGAAGTGTTCGCCGTTCTCGGTGCTGTGGGCACAGTTTTAGAATTTGATCCTGATGATTTATTACCTGACGCTGGTACACCATTTAACTTGGGTAATATCGCTGTTAGTTCTTGTGATGTAAACTACCTGGGTGAGGAAGTGAACTTATTTGTGGCAGATGTGCTCCGTCATGATGATGGTTTTGTAAATGCTAATGGCGTGCTCGTAACACCGGCGGATGATGACCGTTCAGGGTTCTTTGATAATCCATTCGTTTTCAGAGACATTGTACTCCAGGATGGTTTTACAGACTTGGTCCTATGGAGAAAGGTTGAGGAATTGGGATTTACAATCAATGATCCAATCAACCAACTAACCAGCCCCAAAGGTACATACGGTCTTTCTAGCCAAGGTAATGTTGCCGTAGGTGACTCGTTAGCTGTTGGTGTATCTAATGGTGATATACACTTGGATGTGTTTACCAATACCTGGCTGATAGCTAACAGCACGTTGAATATGTGGGAGGCCGCCCTGGACCAAACTCAATTTAAGTCTGAGATAGGTCGGGATCACCTAAAGTTTATTTGGAAGCATTTTGCCCCTGACGCTTTCAGGATCGATCCATCGGTTTCCAATGTTATGGATGCATACATATTGACCAGCACGTTTGATGATGCATTCCGAACATTTTTATCGAACAATGATCCTATATCGGAATCTCCAGTCGAGCCAACGCCGGAATCACTACGCATTCAATTTGCTGAGTTTGAGCAGTTCAAGGCGATAAGTGATGCTATTATCTTCCACCCAGCGCGTTACAAGTTATTGTTTGGTCAGCAGGCAGTCACTGAGCTTCGCGGCATATTCAAATTAGTGCAAACACCGGGATCGTTAATCAGTGAGAATGATCTTAAGCTAAGGACTTTGGCTGCCATTGATGAGTTCTTTGATGTGAACAACTTTGATTTCGGAGAGACCTTCTTCTTCACTGAATTGATAGCTTTCATACATCAACAATTGGCTCCAGAAGTACAGTCTGTTGTTATCACCCCTACAGAGAATGATCAGGCATTCGGCCGGCTATTCCAAGTTCGTTCGGAGCCGGATGAGTTGTTCATCTCATCGGCCAGTCCGGAAGATATTGAAGTAGTAACATCGTTAACAGATGAAGAGCTAAGAATAGGAGCATTTATCTAATGAGTTGGATCGACGAGCTAAAGAAGCGGGCCGGTATAATCACTGAACAACCAGAGCAGCAAGATCGTATGAATGAGTTAGAGGAAAGGCTTGCTCAGGCATTTCGTGGTATCACAAAAGGTTGGCCCTCCATTTATAAGAATGTGCTTGAGATAAACATCGAAACGGATGACTTTCCACTAACAATAGAACAAATCCAAGAATACACTACCCTCGTAGAGAAGACGCTCGGGGTTCAGGTGGAGTTTGTGGGTATTAAGGGTGGCGTAAGTTTCGACGTTGAACTTATATGGCGCCTAAACTAAATCGTTAAACACCTTGAAGGTCTCGTACTCCGCTTTCGTGCATCTCTTAAACAGGCTACTCCCTACCATTTCGAAGTCGTCCACACCAAGACCCTGCATGCGGAACGCATTGGTGGCTGCACCTGAGCTATCAAGCACGTAGTAATATTCTATTGGCCCTCTATCCCTAAACCGTTCGGGATTACTGTCTGCTAGACTCATTATGCTCCAGAACTGGAAAGAGGTTGAACTCCTTGTAGGTTTCATATTCTGATTGGGTGATCAGTTTTATGTTATAGAAAGTGTGGTCCAAAATCTTTTCACTCCTCTTAAGAGTGCAGATAGCCAAAGGAATTCTACCTTTTGGGTCTTGAAGTAGATAGTACTTTCGCGCTATCGACCGACCTTCTAACCACACCCCGTCATTACGGACGACCAGCTTTACTCCGCAATTTAGCCGGAATATAAGCAAGTCATCATCCTTGATATGACTGCCGTAGGATTTGTGGGTACCACTGATATTATTCATAACCCATCATTTTTACATCCAAAACGATACCGGTCAAGCTATAAATAACCGAGCAACAACCAGAGCCACCGAGAAATGGTTAGAGAACGCAGAGCTTTTTCGAATTACCCTGATAACCTGAGGACCGCGCAGAATGATCGCGAAACTTTCATAGCGGACGATCTTCTGTTCGAGCCTGAGAAGTTCGATTTTCTGAATGGCTTCATCGGGGATGTCACTAGGTTAACCCCAGAAGACCTGCAAAGGACCCCTCAAATCATCGAGAGGGACGCTGAGAGGCAGAAATATCAGTTATCCATAGGTGCTACCTTCATAAACCCAGACACCCAACTCCGTGTCTCTGGTGCTTTCTATACGGACGTGCTCAGACAGATCAGTGCTAATGGTGGAATCATTGATGACCCTAACAAACTGTTCAGCACTGACTTTTATGCCTGGACTCCTCCCATCGATTATGATAAGCACATCAACTTCAGTCGCTACATTTGGGTAGGAGTAGGCACCGCTGATGTCAATGGTGAGTACATCACGAAAGAACCGGCACACTCGAAGACAACCATATACGAATTCGATGGATCAGCGTTTATTAAGCGTGATGTTGAAATAGTAAATGGCCTTCCTGCACCAGGCCCAGATGGAACATTCGTAGAGGATGCTAGTACGGTTAACAGGTTCATCTATCGATCAAATGGCGCGGCGTTTGTTCAGATCGGATTCACTGTGGTTGGAGATATTCCTACAGATTTCACGGGGTTTATTGTAGGCGATTTTGTATACGTGGCCCGTACAGGACCAGAATTCAATCGTCCACTTGTTTGGATATTCAGCGAATCTGCCGGTAGGTGGATTCCGCAACCGGTCTTTGTTAATCCTATAGAACCCGACAGCCCACGCGAGGGTATGGTATGGGAACACGCACGAATTAATCCTCGCAGACCATTCTATGTATTCACTAATGGTGTATTCGTTGAGTTGGCTTATACTCCTCAGGATGGACCGACTGGTGTTGGTGTTGATGGCGAATACATTTATGACACGCGAGATTATGCGGACATCACTGATGGTTGGGTAAGAGAAAACTGGTGGCGTCATGCTGAAGATCTTGCGCCCGTTGACGTAGCTGCAGCTGGCTCGGAAGGACAATCTGTACGCCCCATAGTTGAATTTTGGAATGGCCTAGAACCTGCTCCGGGTGACGTTAGAGATTTTCGAAATGATACTCCGTTCTTTAAGAAGTTCGCGTTTGATTTATCATCTGGTGAGATTGTTGACACTGGCGAGACCACAACGGTCTTTCAATATAAGGTCGGAACAGGTATTGATGATCTAGTACTTGGCTTCCCAGTCACATTCAATGAAACTGGAGAGTTCGTATTTGACCTAACACTTGAAGCCGACACTTCAACATTTACAGGATATAAGTTCTTCCGGGAATCAATATCGGATCGCGTTCATTCAATATGGATGAAATCAGATGTTAAGACTACACAAGAAGAAGATGCTGATGGTCTCTTCGAGATACCCAAAGGAATTTCTTCTAACCCGGATCATGAAGTACTAACTGAGATCTCTCGTTCACGCATGCTTCTGCATATGACTTCAGTCATTGAGGCACAAACCACGTTTTCCGGTGACAAATTCGGTCTTAACTCGTGGCGATGGACTCGCCGAAGCCCGGTTTTGGGAGCTACTATGATTGATAATGAGCAGACTCTATTGAGAGTTCTAGCTCTACTTCAAAGTGCAGATCTTGATTTGCCTAATGCTATACGCAGAATCGCGAGAGAGTACAACAAAGTACTATTCCGTTTTGTCAACAGATTGAATCAGCTTTGGGATGATAACACACTATCTGACGTTGCTGATACTTTACTGGTAACACCGTCTGAAGCGGTAGACGCCATATTGACACAGCTGTTTATTGGTAGAAACGAGGATTTCCCATTCTTCTTCTCTGATATGGGAACCTATCTTGAGACGCGGGTGTTTAATGGAGTAGTTTCGGTTATAGATCCTGCCCCAAGACCAATATTCGTTCCATCATCTGCAGCCCGTAACGGTGCTGCTCCTTGTTTTAGTCCAGAATCTTTTGTTGATCGCGATGGAACCGTACTATTGCGCGGACATGATGGTCAGATTATTGAGTCTTTCGGCGACGACCGTGATCTTGTCTGGCTCGAATTACAAACACGTTTCTTTGATGCTATTCCATCGTTTTACTGCACGGAGTCTTCGACTTTTTCATCGAGATTCTCAGTTTCGAATTTTTTCCTCGATGATTTCTTTGGTAACTTAATTCCGATTACTGATATAGAGCCGGTTGATGAAGTGGTAGACGACTTCAATACTGTTGTAGGGGCCACACCGGGCCAGCGAGTATTCTCAAAATTACAGGCTGTGTTCGCTACCTTTAATGGTGCTTCATGGTTTACTACCCCAGCGAATACTGACGACATCTTTTTTAATAACGATGATGGAGAGTTCTATATTTTCAATGGACTCGGCACATTTATTATCGATACCTTTAACAGGCCGTTTACCTTTGACTATTCAGATAATGAATTCAAGCGCATCATACGCCGTGAGTTCGAGCGTTTCATTGTAACCATACCAGAAGACTTTACGGTTAATGATACGTTTGATATTAGTGATCGCTTCACCTGGAACTTTCGTTCAGCGGGCGTTGAAGGCAACTATGTTGGCATCTACCGCCGGGTCTATAATACTGAACGGCCACACTCACATCCATGGGAAGTGGTCGGGTACAAGATAGAACCAGATTGGTGGCGCACACAATACGTGCCTGATAGCACAGCAGCCGATGGCACGCCGCGATACGGAAGTGCACATCCTATGTGGGTTGACTTCGCTGCTGGTTTTATTGATCACCCAGTTACTCCATTTACTCGCGTTGATCTGACTATGGTTGCTCCTCCTCCAGTTGATGTAGTGGGCGAGCTACTCGATCCAATTGCGGCCGGTGTCGTAGATGAAGGGAAGCTTGATCTCCGCCGAATCGATGATGGCTGGGTTTATGGTGACGGGTCTCCTGTAGAGCAGGAATTTATTAGGTCCGCATTCTATGCGTTTTCCTTTTCTCTAACTAGCTTCCTTATGAAGACGGTTCTTTGGATAGACAATGCCTGGTCGGAAGTATTCATCGATATTGGTGATGTTGGAGCCAATAAAATATTCAGGGCTCCTCATGTAGTACACAGAGACACTTTAACCAGACCGGCTATAGCAGATCTCCCTGTTCATTTAGAAGTTGATGATAGCGGTAATACTATTCAGAGGCTCGGTATTAATGCATGGATCTCGGAGTCAGTTAGAATTGCCGGCGGGAGCCCGCAGAATGATTTCGGGAGAGTAATTAGAAACACTTCTCCTGCTCTCAGCTGGAGAACTTCAGGTTTCATTAATGAAGACCGAACGATTATAACAACACTCGCAAATATTGAGATTCCATTCGAGGATGTTCATGTTATTCTTCACAGATCTCAGCCTTTTGAAAGCGAATTCGTTTCGGGTGTCTTAATAGTAAGAGAAGAGCCAGGGTTCCGTGTTTTCGGCTTCGACCCATTTGATCCCTTCTTTCGTGTAGAGCTTCCAGAAATGCCAGTTGTGGGTGCGCAATCAGAGCTACAAGAAAGCTTTATAGTCGAGGCTGTTGATCCTTCTCTATTCGACGGGTCCGTGTTTAGGAATGGCTCAGTAATCCGAAGCTTTACACTCACAGAACTTACATTTCCATCTCAAGTACAAGATGGCGATACTGCAAAGTTCGGAGTTCTTATCAATGGCCTACGGATCAAGCCGCAGCACATTAAAATCATTAGTAACACGGAGTTTGAAATAGAAGATTTGGTTGAGCTAGAACCAGGCGATGTTATAACAGCTAGCGTGATTACTGCACCTTCCACTGCCAGCACACGTGTCAGACAGTTTGTGGTCAGTGGTGTTAGCTTTCCATATTTCTCTGAAGGGTCTGGTAAGTTCACGAATATTGAGTACGGCCGATTCTTCGAAACTTCAATCGATGTTATCAACTTCATGATCGGATATGGTCGCTCCCTCGAATCGCAAGGATGGGTATTCGACTCTATTGATGAAACATCTGGTGAAAATCTGAACTGGTTACTAGGAGCGAAGAGATTCGCCGCCTTTGTACTTGATGTAGAATCACCGTGGAACCCAAGGCAAGAGACAAGCGTCGCCGATGAAACCCTCTTTATGTTTAGTCCTGTACTACGACAGGCCAAATTCATCTCCACTTTTGGTCAAGCCATCAATGTAGAAAGTATTCAGAATGGAGCATTCGGTATATTGAATGAGAACTCCGAGCCTATTGACGTAGACAAGACTACAGTTTCTCGCTCGGGCGATACTCTGGTAGTTGATGCAATTGCAGATGAAGATATGTTTGGTGTGCGTATTAATATAGTTGAGTTCGAACATGCTGTTTTCTTCTCGAACATAACGAGATTTAATGACATTAACTATGACCCACCAACCGCGCTGTTCCACGAAACTTTGCGTGTTGATTCTTACCGATCTCTAGATTGGCAGGGACGACTGGAAGCAGATGGCTTCATTATTGATGGCAATATTTTACTTCCGAATTTCGAGAAGCAAGCATTCGACTTTACCAGATTCTATGACAGGATCAACACCATCGATGATCCTTTAAAAAGAGACCAAGCCCGTAACTTGTATGGTTTCTCTCCTCCGCTTTCTAATGAGTACATGGACCCAATTGGAGCCACGGATCGATCACGATTTGACTATTTCCGTGGAATGATTCAAACCAAAGGTACTATCAGACCCATCACCGCCTTCCACCGAGGCACTACTGTAGGCAGAGATAACGTGTTTGTGTCTGAGGATTGGGCATGGAAAGTAGCAATATTTGGAGACAAGCGTCGTGAGATCATCCAGTTTGTAGTTAATAAGAATGACTTTCGTGACGAAGCTCAAGTGATTTTCTTTGGTGAACCAGAAACGGTCACCGACAATATTATCGAGATACCGAATTTTGACCGCAGTGATCCTAATAATAATCCTCGATGGATTTTGCCTCCTATTCTCGGCAAGAGTTTACTGTGTAATGTAGCTTTCCCAGTAGACGAAAATGGTCTACCTGATGTAGCGAACAATCGCTTCTTTGTGAAATTATTCGACACTGAGACAGTCTCTGGAACAGACACGACTGTATTGACGCATTTTCATTACGACCCTGAATTGGGCAAGTTTGAGAACGAAGCTAACTGCCAGATTGACTTTGAGCAAATACTCGACCCCGCAAGATACAATAACGGCCCAAAGGCTACTTTCTCTAACAATCTTTTATGGGGCGCAGAGCAAGTCGGTTTGTACTGGTGGGATATAAATCGCCGGCAGTATGTTGACTATAGAAGTCTCATCCCAGACTACGAAAGAGCAGCAGTAGAATGGGGTAAGTTGCTGTTTTTCAAAGCGAATATCACACGAACGGACGAAATCGTCACTGTTGAAACCTTAGATCCATTTGGTTCTGGGGTACCTACTGTGCACGGTTTAACTACGGGCGATGAAGTTTCTATCACCGGGGCGAAAGAGACCGACTACAACGTTACTGATATAGAAATTACAGTGACGAGTCCAACTGAGTTCGAGTTTGAGATTGCTACTCAACCAGATAGTCCTGCAACCGGTGACCCAAGAGTCACGGTTGGTGCTATTGACATCTATGAATGGGTCGAATCTTCTGTACCGCCGGAAGAGTGGGCAGATTTTGTAGAGAGTCAGAACAACCCCGATGCCACCGGTGGTGTCGTGTTGGAGGTTGACGATCCCTCATTTGTTAGAATAGACCGTGTTGTCTCTGGTGGTGTCACTGAGACTCGATTTTATTTTTGGGTAAGGAACAACTCGGGGCTCAATCCTGGAAAGAAGTTCACGGCTGTGGAATCGGAAAACCGCATAACCAATCCTACTGGTCTTGGAATACCGTGGTTTGCTATTGTAGATGTGGATCATATGATTGTCTTTACTGATGGAGAGAAAGTGCAAGATGGATTTGCTATTGAGGTTATAACAGATCGTAGAGAATTGGAAACTCACCTTGAATGGGTTTTGGTTTCAGAGAAAAACCAATTCCTCGCCATTCCACAACAAGTTGTTGACAAGCTTATCGATTCGATGTCGAAAAAGGATGTGTTGGGAAATGAAGTTCCATCTCCGTTGCTTGCAGATACGGAAAAGTTCGGAGCTTGCTTCTTACCGATCCAAACAGTCTTCGCAGATGCAGCACTAGCAGTTGACGTTTATGTAGAGGCACTCAACACGATTTTCCGTGGCAAGAATCTTTCGGAAGTTGATATTCTAACTGGAATCTTTAAGTTGGAGGATGAGCTTGATGAAACTACAAATCCAACTGGTTTCTGGCAGAGAGCAGACTTTATCGAATCGGAATTCGTTGATAAAGAAATTTTTGAGACTGTAGCTACAGAAGCCGAGCGCGATTTTAGAGCCGCTAATGGATTCTACACGGATGGAGATCTCGTAAAGGTAACTGAATCCTTGAACATAGATCCATTTACAGGAGATGTAGTATCTACTACTTTCCTATTCGATGGCACCTCTTTCACTCAGGTCGGTGTGGAAAATAATACGGTAGCAATCAACAATAATCTAGCTTTGAACGCTGATATTTTCAGGGATAACTATTTCAGAACATTCAATGTGCTAACCAAGCTAGAACAAAACAATCTGACATTCTCGCTTCTTCATGAAATGCTACGTCAAAGTCTTGTGTGTGATTGGTTCTTTAAGACCTCCTATATCACCACACAAATCTTCACCCCACTGACAGCTTCACCGTTTGTATTGCCGGATGAGAATGCTGCCATTTTGGCGAATATAATCGATGTTAAACCTTTCCGTACAAAACTGAGGGGAGAGCAGGTTACTGTAACACTTGATACCATCGAGGATATCACAACAGAAATTATTGAGTTCCCAAACAAGAAGATTTCTCTCATCTTTGACCGGTTGTCATGTGACCTTACCGATGATGGTGGGTGGAACGCCTTTTCATGGGATAGTCCAGACCCACCATCTGCGGGTTGGGATAAACCCTTCTGGGATTTCGAGGATGCAGGTAGAGCTGAGTTCTATTTGCTTGAAGCTTTCACCGGTGACTCGATTACATTTTCATTCACGTCAGTCCCACTATTTGACCCGATCCTCTATAACAACAAGGTCGTGATTAAGGATAATGGTGTGGAGATCGATCCCGCACAGAGCGGTATTGTGGTAACCATAACCAAGAGCCCTTTACTAATAACAGTCACGACGAATTTTGCTCTACCGTCTAATTTCACCATCGAGCTGTTTCAGTCACAGGGATTCTATGAAGGCAGCGATCCTATCTTGGGTGGTACTTCAGTAGGCACGCTGTTCCAGGCGGCTCCAATTGATCTCAAGCATTTCTTTGCTCGGACGTTGGTAACTAGTGGCCCGAACGCTTTCGACCCAAGCACGGTGATGGCTGGTTGTATTCCTAACGACGAACTTGGTGGTAGGCCGGAAGAGCGTATTGTCACTGAAGTAATCAACAGCGTTAATATTTGCGTTAAGACAGAGAACACACCGGCCTATGCTGGTTGGGACACAACACCATGGGATATTAATGGTTGGGACCTTGGCCCTGTTGATGTCGGCTCAAGAATTTTCATAATAGGAGTAGGTGAACAACAAGAGATCACGCCAGGAATTGAAATATTCCAGACCAGTGACACAATCACTGCGGGTGCAACAAATCTTATCCAGGGTGGGTCTGAAGATTTTACTATAGTTCAAATTGAAATACAGAAGGGCGGAGCTGGGCCATTCCTAGTACTCACAGAAGGAGTCGAATTCGATTCCGTAGAGCCTTTCCAGGGTGTATTGCAGTTCAACACCCCAGCATCTGAGACATTTATTGCTGACGGGGCAATCACTACCTTCACCCCGACTTTCACTACAGGAGTTGATAAGGTTTTTCGTAATGGTTTTCTCCAAACTCTTGGTGTGGATTATGTTTTACTTGGGCCTGATATTTTATTCACTCAACCACCAAACACTGTCATAGACAACAACGCTACTGCTTTTGGTACTAGTCATGTTGGTGATGCTATCGAAACAGGATTCGATACCAACACAGACCCAACAACATTACAAAAAGAAAACATCTTTGCTTTCCTTAACGGGGATCTTGTGCCTCTAGCAGATTATAACGTCAACACGATTAATGATTTTGAATTCATAACTACACCTCTCGTTAATGATCAGATATTACTCTTCGCGATCAACAACGATTTCAATGACTCATCTGCGTTGTTTGATGTGCAGAACTTCGTTGGTACGGGCGTTCTCTCCACATTCGTAACGGGCCAACTATCCAACAAAAACACAACGTTCGTTTTTGTTGATGGTAGGTATCAGGTATTCGGCACTGATTATAGTATCCCAGCAACGGGAACAATTCAGTTCACGGCTCCCCCAGTCTTTGGTGCTGATATAGAAATCAGAACTATCACCTCTGGTGTATTTGATATTGAACATGAAGTATTCGTGGCATCGGGTGGCGCTTCAGATATTATACCTGGCATCAATGATGCTGATGATCCTGTAATCATGATGGTATTTCTTGATGATGTTCTCCAAGATGGATACACAACGCTCGGGACTCCCGATTTCATAATAACTAACACAAATCCGGATACTATCAATTGGACGGTTGCTCCAGGTGGCGGAGAAGATATCTCGGTTCGACTCATTCGTACGATTCGTGTTAGCACCACAGTAATTGTTAATGTCTTACCACAAGCCGATGATGTCATAGTGGCCTCGGCCAACTCATTTTTGGAGCCGGGAGACAAAGTGAGGTTTAGGTACAATGGATGGCCGGTCGGTAGGCTTGGTGGCTTCACTATCGACGATACAGTCCCACCATTCCTAGGAGCCTCATTTGATGTAATACGAGAGAAGCTAGTCTTCGATACACTTCCACTTGAGAACCAGTTCCTGGCCGTCACGTTCATAATACCCCGCCCAGGTGATTCTCCAATAGCAACGTTTGTACGCGATGCGGTCGAATTACCATTGATTGTCAACGATATACTCGACGATCATCTCATCTATGATGCTCCACTGGGCTTCGAGGATAATAGGCCGGTCGGTACCACGATAGTTAACAGAACCAATAATACCATCCATGTTTGGGATGGTGCTGTGTTCGACATCAACCTTATGCCTAATGGTAAGTTTTTGGTCACTAGGACACAGGAAATTTGGAATAACGTTGGTGGTATTTTCACCCTATTATTCACAATAGGCGACCCATCAATCGGTAAGCCACCTATAATTGACTATCCACCATTCGGAGAAGGAATAGTCTCTGCTACATACTCGCTAGGTCAGCACCCAGATGCTGCTGTCGAGTATCCTGATGCTTTTGAAGTTATGCAGCCAGCTGCTTTCGAAGAGCAAGATTGTAATCTGTAAATATGAGTAATTAGAGGAATCATATATGACCCAGCGCTCAGACGAATTTAAGGTCAAGATCGAAGGCCACCTTAAAATCACGGAATACGAGAATATCGAGGATGTCGGTGACGAGTCAAAGGCTTGTCGCGTACACGTGGATAAGCGAAATGCTGTCCATGAGGAGAATGCTTCTATCTTGATAGCGCGGGCCATCGCTAACCGCGAGAATGGTTCTATCTTCACAATGCATCAGGATACTCGACAGCAGCATCTGGGTGCTGACCTAGCGAGTATGTAGCAGAGACTATTCCTTCTCCGAATGGTGGATAGTCAATTATAGGTGGCT